GTCGTCGTCGTAGTCGTAGTTCTTGATCTTCTCGAACCACCTTCTCTCAAAATCAAAAGGCTCAAGTTCCAATCTGTAATAGCCTGATAAAGATCCTGCAATTGATTTATATCATCAGGAGTTTGTGTTCCTGCGGCAAATCTATCTCCAATGTTTTGGTAATCAACTCTAGATCCCGCACCAACTGTTTCCCTAAAGGTTGTTATGGCGCTAAATTTAGATCTAAGAATAGGAATAAGTCTGAATAATATAATTTTATAAGGACTTTCTCTGCTCAATGTCGTTACATCTACATCTGCACTAACATATTCTGAAGAAAGAACTTCAACATCTGTAGTGCTTGGACGAGGAGGAATAACGAACAAGGGAGGCGTTGTTGCGGCATGTTCATCTACAAGATCTATAAACCTTTTAAAATTAGAATTATATAAGTTAATAGATGGAGCTATAATATATTTTTGAAAAGCTAATTTGGATTGCTCATTAATCTTTGTATTATTAAGCTGAAGAGCCGATTCGTTTTTAACTTTTCTCTCAAGACCTCTTGAGGGAAGTGTAAATGTAAGCATAGAGTTTAAAAGCTCAAAATAAGTTCCAACAGCTGTATTTACAAAACCCTCTGTAGAATTAGCTAAATCTTTCTGTATGCCTATTCCTATACCTTTGTCGACAGCCATTAATTCTGCAGACATAAGCCTTCCAAGAGGATTCGGTGTTTGTCCAGTCTTTATAATTTTGCTCATAATTTATCCTATAGAAACTTTAACCTTCTAGTGCGCCACCCGGAGGGGCTCCCATGGGCGGGGCTCCCATGGGCGGGGCTCCCATGGGCGGGGCTCCCTCTGGAACGCCTGGGAGGCCTTCTGCTCCTGCAGCAGGCCCAACGCCCTCTGGGGGCTCTGTAATGGTCTTTGCGGGGTCCAGAGCCAGCAGCTCTGATAGCTTCATGTTCCCGAGAACCTGCTGCTCTTTCGCAAAGATTTGCTCATCAATCATTTCTTCTCTTATTCTTCGTCTTTCGTCTTCGTACCCAAGGCCCAAACTGCGATGCAAGGTTTGAAGAGAAACTTGCTTATTTCCAACGAATGTGCCTATAGATGTAATAAAGTCTGCCATATCATATAGATTCATATGGTTAAAGTCGATAGAGGGAACCAGCAACCTCTTTTCGCCATCCTTGTATTCAAAGAAATCTTGTATTTCGCATATTGGTGCAAAGATTTTTCTCTCAAGCCATTTCTTCATCATATTTCTGAAAATATCATATCTTTGCCTTAACACCTCAAGACCTACGGATGAACTTGCATATGTATTTCCATGAATTGCGATCTTTCCGTTATGCCTGGTTACAAACACATGGTTGGGAACCTCTACGCAAAACACTCTTTCTTTTTCAACCCAGTTGATAGTTACATCAGTTGGTTTCACTATAGGCTTTATTTTTCTTATTAATCCACGCTTAACGTTATTATTTTTCAAGATTGAAACCTTGCACAACGGTGCATACTCCTTGCCATCCGCCTTCTTGGTCTCCCACCTAGCCTTAGTGACATACCCGCACTTAAACGCTATTTCTTGCACATCATCAGCTAATCTCCTTGAGATTGTCGCATATACTGCTGAGTCAGAGCTGCTATTCTTTAAAATATGTCCATCGCCAAGAATCATGGCGTTCAAAAGAATGTTTAATTTATCGGAGGGCAGAGCTTTTATCCACGTGGGAATAAACTTCCCTGAACTCTTCTCTCCACATTGCTCTAGCATATACTCTGCAAGTTTAGTATTTGCAATATTCCAAGCCCTCCTCCTGCTAGATGCTCCGGTTATATTATGAGAATAGGGAAGCCTGTCAAATAATGCTGCCATTTTTTCAAATCCCTTCCCATCAATTTGTTGAGTTACATCAACGCCCATAGGAGACATATGCTTAAGCTTTCTGCTTGGGTCATTTCTACGTCGCAAATGCCCCTCTGACAAGTAATATCCCACAAACTCCAGCCAATCATCCAGGGGTACGTCGACTAATGATTCAAGTCCAGCGTATTGCTCTTCAAACGGAATACTGACAAGCGTTGGCACACTCTTGGTTGTTTTAAAATCAGATACGGCTGTCATAAAACGAACATTTGCTTTGTGTTTGCTTGTGAACTTTTCTTCAGAGTTTATTTCATCAACATCAAATATCGATAGCGCTCGCTCTTTCTCATAGGAGATTCCGCCATCTCTCGATAAATACATTTCGTGAAAATCTGTTACCTCGACATCAACTTCTTGATTCTTAAAGCCATACATCATTCCTGTAAATTCATAATCTTTATAAAGAGTGGGCTTATGAAACTCTAACGTATTTGTTTTTGGATTTACAGTTGCGACCTTGTCATCTTTAGTTAAATTATCAAAATATACCCATCCATTATTTTCGGTTAAGATTTCATTATCCGATACCCTCAGACAGGCTGCCTCTTGATCCATTAAAGCTTTTGGGGTCATAAGCCCGGCATATAAGTTTGTCATGATATGTTCAATGTCTGTGCCAACGTCTAGTGTTGATCCAGAAAATCCTGCTCTTTCTATCTTTACTCCGGCATGGGTAACTATCTTAAAATCTTTATCATATTGCGCCTCTTCTAGGAGATTCTTAAAAGCCTCAATATCAGATTGAGTTGGCCTATAGTCTCCTTCTCCGCCAAGGGTTACTAGAGTCAGTGGGTTGACCATGCCATCTGCTTGTGCAAACTTAGATTCCCTCAGCTTATCATAAAGCATTAAATCTTTATAGATAGACACGATAACGGAAGTGCCTCTTACGTCATAGGGAGAGCTAAGAAGCTTAAGGTGTGCAACGTTAAAAGCGTCAAGAGGAATGTTTTGCCCTCTTCTGACATAATCTATGATATGTTTTGGAATATATTTCTTCATTGCCAAATCAGCAGGAGAAACAGAGTTTATAATTCTTTGTAAATTTGCATCGGGCCGCAAAGATACAAGAACATGATTTCCAATAACAGATTTTTTCACATGAACATAATCAGGGTTTAATATAGTTATTCGACTCCATTCGCCCAAACTTTCGTCTAATTCTGCGTATGGAAACGTTTCGCCCATCTTCCAAAATTCTAATGCTGCACCGTAAACAGCGGAGTATAAATCAATTTTTTCGGACATTTCCATAAAAAATTGTTGAACTTTCTTGTTTTTGCATGTGATGTTTATTTTGCTAATAGGATATGAAGCATGAAGGTTAATTGCGTTTCTAACAATTGGCATCGTGTCATAAAAGACGCGATTCCACGCATTCATCGTAACCCGATCTCTCGGTAAGTTTAAATTGGCAAGCTGAAACAGCGGAGAATAAATTTCCGGAGACATCCTGTCCGAAGTACCTGTGACGGTTGGTCCAGGCATAGGAGAAACTATAGAAGCACTTTTTCTGAACCCAGGACTGTGAGCAACCGCTCCAACCACAGAGCTATTAGCTTCTGCATCAAACTGTTTGTTTGTTGCATCTGTAATCTGAGCCCGCCTTACTTCCGAGAGCGATCCCGCTGCTTTTTTAGAAATTGTTGTTGGTGGCCTTTCAGTTCTTCGCATTAAATTCTCCTTTTAACATTTGCCAGCATTGACCTTGGATAATCCGATCGTCTTTCTAGGCCTGGTTTGACAGTAAAGCCTTTTGTGATATCAAATTTATAAGCCATATAAGCATACATGAGTGCCATAAACCCATCGTTAGGTCCTGATCCTTTTATAAAAGTTTTTACTGGTTGTCCTCCAGAAATTCTTATCTTAGACTCCATAGAAGTACAATGGTCTATTAACCACTCAAAGTATTCATAGCTTTTCCACGGAAACCTTATCTTGCCCTTTCTAAATAAATCAATTAATTCATCAATTAATAAATCTTTATTATAAGATACCACTAACTCATCCTCTCTATACTTGATGGGCTTTAAAAGACTGCCGCTACCCTGTGCTCCCAAAAACTTATCTCTATAAAGAATTTGTAAATCATGCACAACATCTTGTCCGAAAAACCAGTCAGACACACCTCTTGTAATGCCGAACCTTCTATACATTTCTTTTAT